AAAGAATTTGCAAGAAGAATCGGTTCTAAGGAAGAAGAAGCGTTTCTGATCGGTGATGGCAAGGGCAAGCCGACCGGTATTTTTGCTGCTGTCGGCGGTGCGGAAAATGGTGCAACGACCTCTACTGCAAACATTTCTTTTGACGATATGATCGAACTTTTCTACTCTGTCAAGTCGCCTTACCGAAAGAAAGCAGTATGGGTGCTGAATGAACAGACAGTAAAGGCACTCCGCAAATTGAAGGACAACACAGGAAACTATATCTGGCAGCCCGCCGTCAGCAGCGGACTTCCTGATACCATTCTCAATCGTCCATATGTGACTTCTGTATATGCTCCTGTTTCTGCGGCAGGTGCAAAGCCGATCGCATTTGGCGACCTCTCCTATTATTGGATCGCCGACCGTCAGGGCAGAAGCCTGAAACGTTTGAATGAACTCTTTGCCATGAACGGACAGGTCGGTTTCCTTGCATCTCAGCGTGTAGACGGCAAGCTCATTCTTCCGGAAGCCGTCAAGGCACTTACCATCAAAAAGGCGTGATGTTATGATCACGCTGAAAGAAGCAAAAAACTATCTCAGGGTAGATTACGAGGAAGATGATAAGCTGATTCAAAGTTTGCTGTTTACAGCAAAGAATCTGGTTATGGACGTTGGCAGAATGGACGAATCAGCATTTGTTGAAAATGAAGATACTGTGCGGACAGCGATGCTTTTCGCACTTGGGTATCTTTATGAAAACAGAAGTTCTCCGGATTATCAGAAACTGACCTTAAATTTGCGTTCTATTTTGTTTGCACAAAGAGAGGGTGTGATGTAATGGAGATCGGAAACCTGAATCAGAGAATCACCATTTTGGAACACAGAACAGTTGTGGACGAGATCGGCAACCATATTACAAAATGGGAAGAAACCTTTTCTTTGTGGGCAAAGGTAACAGTAAAAACAGCAAGTGAAACCACGGATGCAGGAGTTACCAAAGAGGTACAGAAGCTTGAATTTCTCGTTCGTCAGAGTCCTGCATCGCTGAATATCAACAGCACCAATTTCCGTATTCTATTCAGGAACAGCATCTACAATGTCACCGGAATTACTCCTTTATACGATCACAACAACTACATGAAAATTGAGGGTGAGATACGAAAGGCAGGTACTTCCGATGACTACAGTTGATGCAATGGCTGATGAGATTATGAAAGGTCTGACAGACTACGCTGATCTTGCAGATGAGGCAATGAAAAAGACAGTCCGAAAAACTGCAAAGTCTGTAAAAGATGAAATATCTGCAAACGCTCCAAAGCGAACGGGTGCGTATTCAAAAAGCTGGACTGCCAAAAAGACAAAGGAAAACAGCCATTCTCTCGAAATGACTGTGCATTCCAAGAACCGTTATCAGCTGGCACACCTTCTGGAAAAAGGACACGCCAAGCGTGGCGGAGGTCGTGTATCCGGCAAGCCGCACATTGCTCCTGCGGAAGAAAAAGGTGTACAGCTCTTTGAAGAACTCATCGAGGAGGCTTTATCATGATCTACGAACAAATCGCAGAAATGATGGAAGAGATGGGGCTGCCTTTCGCCTACCATCATTATGCCGAAGGCGAAAGTCCTGAACCGCCTTTTCTGCTGTTTTTATCTCCCGGAGAGAATACATTTTCGGCGGATAATTCCATGTATTTCAGCTTTAAAATGCTGGATATTGAACTCTATACAGATGTGAAGAATCCTGAACTGGAAAAGCAAGTTGAACAGGTTTTGAAACATCATAAAATCTATTACACAAAATCAGAAGTATGGATAGAGTCGGAAAAGCTCTATGAAGTGCTTTACGAAATGGAGGTTTAAGTCCTATGGCAAACAAAAAGAACAAGGTTAAATTCGGTTTGCAGAACGTCTATTGGGCGAAAATCAATGAATGGGGTGAAGATCCTGACGGCAACAAAACTGTCCCTGCATACGGTCCGTCAAAACATCTCCCCGGTGCTGTATCGCTTTCTATTGACGCAAACGGCGAGGCAGAAAATTTCTTTGCGGACAATGGCGTTTATTATGTCATTAACAACAATGCAGGATATACAGGTGACCTTGAAATCGCCCTTATCACAACCGAATTTGCAACGGAAATCTTAGGAGAAATCCTTGATAATAACGGTGTTCTGGTGGAAAAGAATGATACGGAACTTGCACAGTTTGCATTGATGTTTGAGTTCTTAGGCGATAAGCACCATATCCGTCATGTGATGTATTGTTGTTCTGCCTCAAGACCTGCAACGGAATCTGCAACCACCGAAGAAAGCACAGAAGTCAAGACTGAAAAGCTGTCGCTGAAAGCTACTCCTTTGCCGACAGGTCTTGTGAAGTCGAAAACTACTGAAAGCACTACAGATGCGGTGTACAATAATTGGTTCAAAATGCCGTATAACCCTGATACGACAGTTAAGTCTTCTGCGAAGTCATCATAAGGAGGTATTGTTATGGCTATTCAGAAAAACATTACAATTGATGGGATTGAAGTACCTTTTAAGGCAAGTGCTGCTGTGCCACGTTTGTATCGTCTGAAATTCCGCAGAGATATTTATAAGGACTTTGCATCACTAAAAACTGAAGTCACTGAGGGCAATGAAAACAAAAGTGAAATCGGCATTGAAAGTCTTGAAGTTTTTGAAAATATCGCCTACATCATGGCAAAACACGCTGACTCCAATGTTCCTGATAACCCTGATGATTTTCTGGAACAGTTCAACACGTTCAGCATTTATGAGATTCTTCCGCAGCTTATCGAACTCTGGGGACTAAACACCGCAACGCAAGTAGAGTCTAAAAAAACATCGCCAGACTGACCGCCCGATGACAACCCCTCTTTTTCTCCTGAGATGCAAACAGCTCGGTCTTTCTATGACCGAGCTGGATTTGCTGACGATCGGACTGATCAATGATATGTTCACGGGACGTGAAAATGATGAGTATTCAGGGTGGAATGAACTTGCTTCTCAAAGCGCTTTTGATGCGTTTTGAATCAACAAATGTGTGCCTGTAACCAAGCTAATAACTGTTCAGAAGATATTTCTCCGGCAGCTACACCAAGAATCAACCGTGTTAATTCTTCATCTTCATAATCAACGTCAATTCCGTTTAACATTAGAAATACAAGCATTACATGAGTTCCGATTCTCTTGTTTCCATCAACAAATGCGTGATTTTTAATTAAACTGTATCCTAACTGTGCTGCCTTATCAATTATTGTAGGATACAATTCTATTCCTGCAAATGTTTGAAACGGAGCATTCAAAGCAGAATCCAACAAACCCTCATCACGGATTTCAGGAGAACCGCCTGACTGAGCAATGACATCTTGGTGCAGCATGATGACTTGTTGTTTTGTCAGGCGAATCATTTTGCAAGCTCCTTATATACAGCAGCATTTCTTTTCAGCAACTTTTCTGAAATCTTTCGTACTTCTTCGTCAGATGCAGTTTCATCTGTTTCGACATCATCAAATACTCTTATTTCATAACGTGGCTTATTGTTTTTGAAAATGATCGCTGTGCCATACTGGTCAACGGTTCTGGCAACCATGGAAAAATTCTGGTTTGCTTCGGTCATGGAAAAAATTGTGTTTGTATCAATGTTCATACGAACACCCCCTTCGTATTTATTATATCACAAAGTTAGGATAAATTCAACCTATTTTTCAAAAAAGTGAGGTGAACCACAGTGGCAAACAGAATCAAGGGCATCACTGTTGAAATCGGCGGTGATACGACCAAGCTTTCCAAGGCTCTGGAAGGTGTCAACAAAAGCATCAAAAACACCCAGTCACAGCTGAAAGACGTCGAAAAACTTCTGAAACTCGACCCGAAAAATACAGAATTACTTTCTCAGAAGCAGAAGTTGCTTGCCGACAGTATTTCCGCTACAAAGGATAAACTTGCAACGCTGAAAACAGCGGCTGAACAAGCAAATACTGCTCTTGCCAATGGCGACATCACACAACAGCAATATGATGCCTTACAGCGTGAGATTGTCGATACGGAAAACGAACTGAAAAGACTTGAAGCAGAAGCCAAAAATGCAAATTCTGAACTTGCTAAAATCGGTGAGGCAGGACAAGTTCTCCAAAATGCAGGCGATAAAATTTCAGGTGCAGGTGAAAAACTTCTGCCTGTTACCGCAGGTGTGACGGCTCTTGGAACTGCTGCTGTG